TTCTTTTAACATTCTTTCATACCATTCTATAATGGTTTCATCATATTTCATTTCATTATCTAAGTTTAAAATCTTATCTAATTCATTTATAATTTCTATTTCATTTTTAATTTGATTTTCACTTCCCCAGTAATCTTTAATATAAAAGGATGTTCTCTCTCTAAACTTTGCTAACTCTTTTACTATTTTTAATCTTACATTCATAATACTTATATTTTAATTACACTTATATTATCACATATAAACATAGTTTGTAACGTATTTTATTAAAGAAATAATACAAAAATATACCTTTTTGAACTTTTATGTAATATATACTATATAAGTAATAAACTTAAGTATTATTGAATATAATGTGATAAAACATATTAATTAATAATAATAATGCAAACATGTATAAGACAATTGTATTAATAGCGAATATAACTAGAATTATTCACTAATATAATAAATATAATTAATATATGCTGCATTATATACAATGAATGTGTGTAATGTACGAACATATGACGATGTACATAACGTAAATAGTAAAATCAAGCTAGCACATCGACAATAATGCAGTAAATACATACAAACACTGCAAAGTATGTAACAATAGGGTGCATACGTTGCGAATATGGCTTTAAATATACGATTTTATTGCTAATAACGTAGCGTAACACATTACTTCTATATATGAAATACTAATTAATCGAATACAATCTACTTTACATGAAACATATACTAATAGTGCTATTAATGTTATTTACTCAATCTGTGCTATCACAATCGGTAGGATATGAAATGAGAACAAATGACAAGTCATACATTGCAGTTACTTATAAAGGCTTTGAGCTTAGACATAGAAGTGATGATTTAGAAAATCGATTTACTTATAGACATAATTTTTGGAAAGATTCTTCTAAACTTTATTTAAGTGTGCCTTTACATTATAAGATAGAAAAGGACGAACCAACATTAGAACCAAGATTAATATATAAGTTTCCTAAATTCAAATTATGGATACAAAAAGAATTTTGGTACAATTCAAATAAAAACGGAGCTATTGCAATTGATTATCCCTACAAAGACTTCACTTATAGAGTTGGTTGGGATACTTCAAGCACTTTTAGATTTCGTTTGAAATATAAGTTCTAAAACCTAAAATAAATTGATATGCCGGATACGTTTATAAAGAACAACATGTCTATTGTTATATCGTTCTTGGTTGCTGTATTTACGGCGGGTGGTATCTTTGCGGAGTTTACTGCTATAAAGAATGAGCTTACCACTGTCCATGAGAGGTTGGATAAGAAGATACGTGTTATAAACGATCTGGAAGATCGGTTGTTAGACATAGAGAAGCAGTTGGAGTATGAGAGAGGATTCCTAGAGGCTGCAAGAAAGAAGAAAAGATAATTACTACTATTAAATTTAATTAGAACATTGATAAACTAATTAATTATGGCAAAGCAAAAACACACAGTATCACCTTTACTAAAGAAAGACTCGTGCTATTATAAGGTAAAGAGACAGTACAAGGTATTCCCTAGTGCTTATGCATCTGGTGCTATTGCTAAGTGCCGCAAAAAGAAAAGATAGATGAAGTTACCTAAAAACGGAGTAGCAAAGGAGATCAGGCATTATGTTGGTTCCTTATTTATATTTTTACTGATAATGTCGATTATCTTCATACTGATGAAGTATCCGGTATTAGACACTAATAAAGAAGTAGTAATGATGCTCATTGGTACAATATCAGCATCGATAGGTTTGGTCGTATCTACAATCACTGGAAGTAAGCCAGATGATGTGAACGCACTTAAATCAGACTTAGAGAAAAAGAATCATCAAATAGAACAGCTCATTACAGCTAAGGACAACTTAGAACATATGATCATCGATCTACAGAAAACTATTCTAGAAAACCAAGATAACGTAATGGACAAGATCATCCTTAAAGCAGCATTGGATTTTGATGACAGAGAAGCAGCTTACAAGGAATTAAAGAATAAATAAAATGGCATTAACAAAAGTAACAGCAGACGTACTCGGGGATAACTCAGTAGGGCATACCCAGTTACATAACCGCTATAAAAATGCGGCCAGTATTACGAGTACCACAGGTACTATTAATATAGACTGGTCTGCTGCTGCTGTATATAAAATGGAAGCATCGTTAACCGGTGCAACTACATTGAACTTTACAGGATTTGTAAAAGGCCAAGTACTAACTATACATCAACTAGAAGGAGCGCAGACGGTAACACTTACATCCGATGCTGGTAATAGTTCAACGTTTTATAAAATCGGTGCAGACTACGATGGATCTTCTGATCCTAATATATTACAGGTAGAATGTTTAGACGATAGTGTTAATGCACTTTTCGCATTTACTACGGCTACTATAGCAACCTCAACAACTATATAATATGGGAGTGCGAGGAAAGTTTTTAAGTTTAGGAGCCGCTGCTGGCCCCCCATATGCTTTAACATACGCTCTTCTAGGTGGCGGTGGTTGTGGAGGTTCTAGTCTATCTAGTTGGGGTGGCTCTGGTGGAGGCGGTGCTGGAGGATTTATATACACTTCTAGCGATGTAGAAACAAACACAACCTTAATTATAACAGTAGGAGCAGGGGCTGCAGGTTTAGCGGCTAACCAAAATGGTAGAGGAAACAACGGAACTAATTCTGTTATTCAAGGTGGAACTGGTGGAATTTACTTGCCAGCTACTGTAACCGCTTATGGCGGAGGTGGTGGTGGTTGTGGAGGTACCGGTTCTGGTGGAGGCGGTACGTATTTCCGATATGGAAGAGACGGAGGCTCCGGTGGGGGTGGTGGATTTTCAAACTATTCTAACTCTACTAACCACGGAAATGGAACTTCAGGACAGGGTAACGACGGTGGTAACTACAGTAGTGTATCCGCCGCAGGTGCTGGAGGTGGTGGTGCTGGGGGCACAGGTGGATCTAACACTGGCTCAGGTGTTGGTAATAGCGGTACTGTTGGACTGCCGACGTCATTAAATATAACAGGAAGTACCATCTATAACGTAGCTATGGGTGGCGCCGGAGGAAGCACAACTTACAACCCAGGACCCAACGGAGCTAACGGTAAAGGTGGCGGTGGCTACGGCATATATTCAAGTGGAGGGCCTTCAGGATCTGGAGGCAGTGGAAGAGTATATCTTAAAATGTTAACAGAAAATTACTCAGGTAATACTACTGGGTCACCAGGGGTTAGCACTACAGGAGCATATACTGTTCTTACTTTTACAGGGTCAGGAACTTATACTACATAGATATGGCACATTTTGCGAAATTAAATAAAAATAATATAGTCACACAAGTTGTTGTTGTTGCTAATGAATTATTATTAGATAATGATAACGTAGAGCAAGAGCAGAAAGGTATAGATTTTTTAAATGCAACATTTGGCGAGGCTACATGGATTCAAACATCGTATAATAATTCTATAAGAAACATATACGCAAGTGAAGGTTATTCTTATGATCCTATAAAAAATAAATTTTATGAACCATCTCCATTTCTTAGTTGGACATTTAACAACAATACAGAAAAGTGGGAAGCTCCTGTTACTAAACCAGAAGGAAGCTATTTTTGGGATGAAGAAAATCAAGAGTGGGAATATATAGAACCGCCTAATATACCTTAATAACATGGCAGTACGTAAAACAAAAAAAGGAGCAAATCTTAAACGGTGGTTTAAAGAAAAGTGGACCGACGAAAAAGGTAATCCTTGTGGTTCTGCTAAGAATAAGAAAACAAAGAAGTGTAGACCTTCGGTTAGGATATCATCGGGTACTCCAGTTACTTGGGGTCAAATGAGTGCATCTGAAAAAAGAAAGGCTGTAGCTGAAAAGAGAAGAACTGGTATGGGCAAACGTACCTCAAGTATAAGAAAGAAACGTAAAAAGAAATAATCATGGGAAAAAAAGGAACAACTGTAATACCTGCTGTTATTAAAAAAATGGGTGGGCGCTCTACTGCAAAAAGTGGGCCAATTAAAAGAATGACTTATAAAACTAAGAAGTGATGCCAAACATAGATAGACCATCAGATAGCTTTCCAACTAGCTCATTTAATAGATTTAATTACGGAGCACCGACAATGAAAAGAGAAGCTCCTGCTAATTTTAAAAAAGCAATAGCTAACAACTCTAATGCACCAGAAGAGCTTCAAGATGCTGTTTTGGCTCGCAAAATGAAATATTGCGGGGGATCATCTAAACCATATAAAAAATAATATTATGTCAGAAGATAAAAAAGTAAAAGAAGTAATAAAAAAAGATAAACCAGCTGCACCTAAAGTAGCACCAGGTACAGATCTTAAGCCAAGACCCTAATGCCACAAAAATTATCTCCTGCGGCTCGTAAGAAAAAAGCGACCCGTGACCTTGCATATGCGAAAACTCCCCGGCGTAGAGCTATGAAGGCGGAGAATCAAAAGAAAAGACGCGATGCACTTAAGAAGGGGATAAATATAAAAGGTAAAGACTGGGACCACAACAAGGGTAAATTTGTCTCTGTTAAAGTTAACAGGGGTGGTCACGGTAAAGGAACTAAAAAATACAATACAGCATAATGGGAACTAAAGGAACAACAGTGAAAACTGTATTTAATAAAACAAAACAAAGCTGTGGGTGTGAATCAAGCTGTGGTTGTGATGGCTCCCCACTAAGCAGAAAAAGGCGTAAAGCTCCTTCTCGCAAAAAGTCAAAAGGCTACTATGCAAAAGTAAAGAAGGGAAGCGGAACCGGTAGCAAAGCTGGTGGTGGTATGACCGCTAAAGGTGTTGCTAAGTATCGTAAAGACAATCCAGGTTCTAAGTTAAAGACAGCAGTAACAACTCCGCCGTCTAAACTTAAGAAAGGAAGCAAAGCGGCTAAACGTCGTAAAGCATTTTGTGCCAGAAGCAAAAGCTGGACATCAGAGCGTGGTAGAGCAGCACGCCGTAAATGGAACTGCTAATATAAATTATATCAATTAAATTAAATTAAATGGCAATACAATTTGGAGGGCCGAAGATAGTTAAAGAATTAAGCTTTAAAAACGAAGCTAAAGATAAACTAATCGCGGGCATAGATAAACTAGCAGAAGCTGTAGGTTCAACACTTGGAGCTTCAGGAAGAACAGTAGTTCTTGAAGATGACTTTGGTAACCCACACGTTACTAAAGATGGTGTTACCGTAGCAAATTACATTAATTTAGAAGATCCAGTTGAAAACTTAGGCGTTACTATGTTAAAGCAGGCTTCTAGGCAAACAGCATCAAAAGCAGGGGATGGAACGACGACTTCTACGGTACTTGCTCAAGCGCTCATTCACAATTACTTCTTACAGAAAGGTGAAGACTATTCTTTTAGAGATATTAAAAGTGGCATTACGAATTTTAGCAAGCATGTGGTGAGCAGCCTTGACAAGAAAGGAATTGCAGTTGATGACAAAAGATTAAACCAAGTATCAAGAATATCTGCAAATAATGATGCAGAACTTGGTGATTTTATAGCAGATGCTTTTATAGCAGCTGGAGACAACGGAGTTGTTACAATGGAAACTTCCCCGTCAAATGAAACATACATAGATGTAGTAGATGGTACACATATAAATTCTACATCAAAGAGTATACATTTTTATACTAATAGAGAAAAAGAGTTGAGTGAGCTAGATAAGCCACTCATTTTTTTATGTGCGTCTGAAGTAGCTAACGTTAGACGTATACAAACAATACTAGAGTATGCGATTAAGTCCAATAAGTCGTTATTACTCATTGCCCCTTGCGATCAGCAGGTTGTATCGGCTCTTGCGATGAACCACGTAAAAGGCAATATTAAGTGCAATATCATTGATCCTCCTTCGTTCGGACTAAAGCGAAAGGATATACTTGATGACATTGCCCTTCTAACGGGTGCTACTGTTATTGATGAGAACTTAGGAGACTCACTTGACAACATCACCCCAGAAGTGTTAGGATCAGCCGACAAGGCTATTATAGATAATGATGGTACTACTATTGCAATTAAAGAAGTACCAGCTGAAGTACAAGAAAGAGTTGATTACTTACGTGAGCAGCTTGAAAGTGAAGAGCATCATGTGATGCGCCCACATATTGAAAATAGATTAGCTATACTAAATGGCGGAGTATCTATTGTATATGTAGGTGGTGACACAGACGTTGAGGTTTCTGAAAAGAAAGACAGGGTTGATGATGCTATACACGCCGTGCGTGCCGCAAAGAAAGAGGGTATTTTACCAGGAGGTGGGAGTGCATTAGTGCATATTGCTAGCTCTGATTGGGAAATGAATCTGAATGCAGGTGAGCTTAAAGGCGTAGAGATACTTAAGGCTGCGTTATACGCACCATTTCTACGTATATTAAGTAATGCAGGTTTAAACCCTAAAGACTATTCTAAAATAGGTAAATGGGGTAATGGGGTTGATGTTATTGACGGTGAGATTAAAGACATGCGTAAAGCAGGTATTATCGATCCAGTATTAGTTACTAAGTCTGCACTTTTAAATGCAGTATCTGTAGCTACTACAATATTATCAACTGATTGTGTAATTTCAAATGTACGAGAAGGTGAAAGCAATAGGTAGATATATTATCATATCCGAAATTAAGGAAGATATTAAAAAAACAGATGGCGGCTTGTTATTAGCCGAGAACCATCGAGAAGATATAAGGTACCGTACTGCAGATGTAAAGTCTGTAGGTACGGCTATCAAAGGTATAAATGAAAATGACAAAATATACTATGACAGGCATGCTGGCCATAATATAGAAATTGGTAAAGACATATATAAAGTTATACAAGAGCAAGACGTTATAATTGTATTATAATGGATAGGAGCGATTTTTTAGAAAGAGGCGAATTAAAAGTTGACTTTCTTAAATACTATAGGCTCGTATCAAGATGGGCTTGTAAAGAGAACGATATAACTATATCAGATTTAGAATTGTTATTTTATTTAGATCCTATTAAATACTTTACTATAAAAGATTTTCAAAACGGTACAATGTATTATCACTGGGACCGGCAACGCTTTTATAGAATTCAACGAGAAGGTTGGGTAGAAAAAATACATAAAGGAAATGGACGCTTAGGCGATCATAATAAATATAAAGTATCTATGAAAGGCAAACGGCTAATCAATAGGATATACAAAATATTGATTGGTAAAGAAGATATGCCTATATCAGCTAAAAGAAGTAAGATTGGAAAACGATCTACTTATGTTGATAAGGTATATGCAAACGCAATAGATAAATTTAACAAAGACAAATTATAAATGGCTAGAATATCATCATACGGTCAAGACAGCACTTTAAATAAGCTAGACAAAGTATTAGGTACTGACAGTGCTACTGGTGCTACTAAGAATTATTCTATTAATTCTATGTTAGGCTTAGTTAACGAAGAAGACTTGGTTGACAGAGTTGACGGTGGATCATTCGCATTTAAAAGTTATGAAGCTGGAAACACAACTCCACAGGGTATAATTAATTTAAATGCAGGTTCAGCTACTCAAGCAGCTTTTAGTGCTGTAAATCAAATATACATATCTGTACTAGATAAGTCGGGTTTGAGTATAGCTGAGTACTTAGATAATGCTAATGATGATTTTATTAAAATATCAAAAAGAGATAATATAAATCAGTTTGGTATTTTTGAAGTTACAGCTGTTGTAGATCACGATGGAGGTGCTTATAAAAAACTAACCGTAACGCCTAGGGGAACTAATGGTGATATAAACCCAAATGACGAATACTTTGTATCGAATTATTCTGCATTGTATGACCAAGATTTTTCAGACGATTCTGTTACTGAGTTTAGCGACGTAACTAACGCTGGTTCTGGTCAAATCATTACTAGTGCTGAAAGAACTAGCTTAACTAATTTTACTAATAACGGTTTAGTTAACAATGACGTTGTTAATAACGTTACTTCAACAGCTACAACCGTTCCGTTATCTGCGGCTCAAGGTAAAGTATTAAAAGATTTAATTGACACAATAAATACACTTTTAACAAGTGATAATGTTGATTTAGATAGCTTACAAGAAGTTGTAGATTATATAGAAACCAATCGTCAAGACTTAGACAACTTAGGTATAGCCAATATAACTGGGCTTCAAGCTGCTTTAGACTTAAAACAAAATACTGAAGCTGGTAAAGGTTTATCTGCAAACGATTTTACTACCATACTTAAAACCAAACTAGATGGTATTGCAGAAAATGCCGAGGTAAATGTTAATGCTAATTGGACAGCATCTACAGGTGATGCTCAGATTTTAAATAAACCAACTGACTTAACTAACTTAGGTATTCACGATGCAACCGAATTGCGTGATATTACAAGTACTGGTTCTGGTGCTATTATAACAGGAGGAGAAAGAACTAAGTTAACTGGGATTGAAACTGGAGCAGAGGTTAATGTGAAAGCTAATTGGAATGAATCAGATTCAGCTAGCGATGCGTTCATACAAAATAAACCGACATTAGCACCAAGCAGCGCAGAACAAAACGTTCAAGCTAATTGGAGCGAGTCGGATAATACGTCTGATGCTTTTATATTAAACAAACCGTCTGTTGCCTTGTCTACAACAACTATAGAAGTTGCAGGCACAGCTAATGAGGTGGAAGTGTCTCCAGCAGGAGCTCAAGATCTTTCAGCTAATAGAACGTTTACTATTGGTTTACCCGACGACGTAACTATAGGTGAGGATTTAAAAGTTAATGAAACTATTGAGTTAGTTAATGCACAAACCTCAACTCCAACTTTTGATAATGGTATTTACTATAGCACAGAAGATGGGCACGACACGCTTCATTTCCGTTACCATGGGTATGATTTAAGTATCGATTATTTAACTGAAAACATTCCTACTGGTATTTTAAACGGTGGTGAATTATCAACAAATACAAGTACAACATTTGACATCGCCGCAGGTGATGGTATAATTAATATACTAAATAAGGGAACGGGTACAGACCCTCATCCTGAAATAAAGAAAATCGAGTGGAGTGCTACAACAGTAACACATACACTAGGGGATGCTAATGATACGGACCAATTAAATACTTGGGTGTATGTAGATCAAAATGGGACAATACAACAAACTCTTTCTGAACTTACTCCTGGTATATGGAGAAGTAGTATAGTATTAGGAGCTGTAATACATTCTTCTAATACGATTAGGTTTGTAAGAACATTTCCAAGAACTGCTTACTCAAGTGGTAATACATATGCTGAATTTGTAGAGATATTTGGTCCACTTAAAAAGTCTGGACATTTACTTACTGTAAACTCTACAAACACTCTAGCTCTCGATAGAGCAGCTGGTCAAGCTTTTGCTCTTGGAAGAAATTATATAACAGATCCATTAAACCCTTCTTTGGTTTCAGATGGGGCTAGCACACCGGTGTTTCATAGGTATTCAAGCACAGCAAGCGGCTTCACTAAAGATAATGGTGTTGCTGGGGCTGGTTTTACGTCTATTGACCCGAGCAAGTACGACAATAACGGAACACTTACAACCGTTTCTGGTGGTAACTATTCTGTACAAAGATTATATCACTTCCCAAATAACACTAATGTAATTGTAGCTTATTATGGTAAGGATGAATACGCTAGTATTGATGAAGCTGAAAAGAATTACTTATTAGAAAATTTTCAAGAAGCTAACAATACGGCAACTCAAGCAATATTCTTAGGTGTTTTAATAGTTAAAGGTAATGCTACTGATTTATCTAACACTGCACAAGCTAAAATATTAACTGGAGGTATATTTAGAAGTTTATCAGCGGCTAATTTAGGCGGTGTTGCGGCTAACTCGGCATTGAGTGATTTGTCAGACGTAACAATAACGTCACCAACTAATGGGCAAGTTGTTAAATATAATTCAACTACTGGTCAATTTGAAAATCAAGCTGACGCAGGTGGAATACAATTAACTGATTTATCTGTAGGAGCTGAAGGAACAGCCGCGGGAGATGGTGATATAAGCTATAACAACACAACTGGTGTATTTACTTATACACCACCTGATTTAAGCACATATTTAACCTCGGCAATAGATGGAACGGGAACTCCAGGTGTATTGCCAAAAATGTCAGATTCTGACACTATAACTGATTCAGTAATATCTGAGTCTGGTCAGGTTGTAAACATTGATACTACAGGAGCTATTCGTATTCCAGATGGAAACACAAGTGCTAGACCTGCTGGTATAAACGGTATGTTTAGATACAATACTGATGATAACCAGTTCGAAGGTTATACTGATGGTGCTTGGGGTGCTATTGCAGGTTCAGGCGGTGGTTCCGGTGAAATAGTAAAACAAACTTTTAGCGCTACTGGAAGCGCAAGCTTTTCTTTGTCGGATACCATAGTAGACATAGATAACGTAAATGTATATGTTAGTGGTGTATACCAATACCCATCTAATTATACAGTAAGTGGTAATACAGTTACTTTTGCCGCTGGGTCAATACCAACAGCAGGAACTGATAATGTTCACATAAGACATAATGTAACAGCTACAACTTTAACGGAAGGTGCTGCTTTTAGCACTTCTGGAAGTTTAGTAGGTGATGGTACAACAGTAACCTTTGCTTTAGGTGGATCACCAAGATCTGCAGATCATACTATGGTTTTCTTAGAAGGTGTTTACCAGGAAAAAGAAAACTATTCTATCGCAGGCTCTAATATTACTTTTACTACTGCGCCACCTAATGGCTATAGCATTGAAGTAAAATATGTAAGCGGTGTTTTAGATTTAACTGATGTAGGTGAAATCGTTTTAGATGAACTTACAGGTGATGGTACAGCAACATATGCTTTATCAGCTACACCGCAATCTGAAAATTATACAAATGTATATATAGAAGGTGTATATCAAGAAAAAGGAACCTACAGTGTTTCTAGCTCTAATATAACATTCGGTTCTAATGTACCTACAGGTTATAGTATTGAAGTTAGTACTATGCGTACTATTCCTTCTAGTAGTGTTACGCAAACAACATTTGTTACAGATACATTTACAGCTAATGGAAGCACAAATAACTTTACTTTAGTTAATGGTTCACCGAGCAGTAAGTCTCTTACTATGGTGTTTATACAGGGTGTTTATCAAGCTAAATCAAATTATAATTTAGTTTCTGGCGAAATACAGTTTACAGCTGGAACCCCTAGTATTGACGATGCTATAGAAGTAATTTCTATAAGTGCTGTTAATACGGCTGGATCTCCAGTGACAAGCGTTAACGGAGAAGTTGGAGCGGTAACAGTTGCTTCTAAACATAATGTTTCTGTTATAAGCGCAAGTACAACAGCTGTTGCAAATACTTTGTATGTACTCACAGCTAATCTTAATTTGACATTACCTGCATCACCTGCAATGGGTGATAGTATAAAAATATCAAATAGATCTAATGTAGCTACTTGTCAGTTATTGAGAAATGGAAATAATATATTAGGTGCAGCTGCAGATTTAACTTTAAATACAGTAGCGGCAAGTTTTGAATTAGTATACACTGACACAGCTAATGGCTGGGTAATAATAGGACAATAATATGGGAAATTTAACAGATCATTTCGCCGGAGGCGGTGGAGGAAACGTACTAGAGTATTTTTCTTATCAACCAGATGGGAGGGTCTTAACAACAACGAAAGGAGATATTACTGTGCCCAACTTAACTACTTATCAGCATATAGACACAACTGCCTATATAGATGTCACTGGGTCTGTCATATCCTATACACCCCCAGACGACGCTAAATATGTTCAATACCAATGGATAACTCAGGCTTGTTATAAAGATAGTTATCTTTTACCTCACTATTATGTTGAACTTGATGGTATTAAAGTAGATTGCACAAAGAAAAGCAATTACGAAAACTCAACAAATAGAGATACCCAATTACAAACGGGTTGCACTATTCAAATATTAGGTAGTGGTTATGATGATATAGATCAAAGCAAGGTAGCCACTTGGACATCAGATAGGACTTTTAAAATAAAAGCCAGGTCTTATAGTACTTCTTACGGGTACTCTTTAGATAGAGTGTACCATTGGAACGGAGCTGGAAGTTATCAAAATGTAAAGCCTGAAATGTTAATTGTTGCTTTTAAATAAAAGATTATGGCAAATACTTATACACATAGGATTATTTCTTTAAAAAAAGAAAATGGAGTTTACCTTAATATGATTAAGAGCTTTGTAATTGAAGTAACAGCATCTGACGGGTCAAACCAGATTTCTGAAGAGTATAAAATTGATTTGCCAGATCCAGAAGAAAATTTTACTGAATATCAAGATTTACAAGAATCAGATTTAATAGCTTGGTATGAAAGTGATTTTATTCAAAAAGATAATGTAACTAGAGATATTGATAAAAAACTTCAAGAACATATACAAGATACAGTTGAATCAAATTTCCCCTGGTCATGATAGGTGTTACACAGCTTTTAAACTCTAAACTAGACCCTCCCAGCATAATGGGCCTAACCGCTGCTACCGCCTTCACTTCTCACGATCAGGTTGCGGCAAGCAGTCAAGCGAATGGAACTTATTATTTTAATGATGGCACACGAACTCGTCAATATTATTTTGACGTTAATGGAACAGAATCAAACTCAGAAGGTGGTTGGGCTAGGTGGGATTCTTCATGGGCGTCGTGGTACTATGGAAGAGAATGCACAATTGCAGATCTTTCAAGTGATGGTTTAATAGATAACAAAGCAGGAGGAAATGCTGCGGGCTCTAGCCAGCATAGTGGTTGTGGAGTATGGTCAAACGATCTTTTTAAATGCCAGTATATTACGGTTTCTGATGTTAATATGGACGGAACATCTTATGCGTCTTATCCTCCTTACATTTACCTTTGTGATGCAGCAAGTGATGCTTTTCCTGCGGTAAACAACGGGCCAGGTGGGAACAGCTATTACCCAGGGAATGCGCCTTATGGCAACAAAACGCTTGAATTATATGTAATAAAAAGAGACCCTTATTATACTGCAAGCCCATCTCCTACCACGGCAACAAATCACAATTATCAAAACGGAAACGCCTCATGGGCTTTTGTTGCTGGAGCTAAATATAATTTAGGAACAAAGGCAGATAGGAAGCTTTGGAATGGAAGTAGTGATTACTCAGGTACATACGCTGACGGCTACCAACCAGCAAAAAGAGGTAGATATAAAGTATGGTTTAAATTTTAAAATATGGCATTAACAAAAATAACATCAGGCGTTATTCATGATGAATTTCAGTCTACTCATAATATAAATGGGTCTACATCACCGCAAACTATTGATTGGAATGCATCACAAGTATTTAGAGTTACACCAAATGTTCCAATTACATTAAACTTTACTGATTTTAAAATTGGTATGGTTAAAATAATTGTAGCAACAGGAGATGGTGTAGGCGCTAATGTTTTAACATTTCCATCTGAGGCTATTTTATTAGGTGGTGAAATGGATACAACTTCAGGAACAAAAAACTTTATACAAATAGTATGCACAGACGATAATGGTACGCCAGAGTTCTTTTATACTATATCACAACAAGCAACATAATTATGGCTAGAACAAAAGTAAAAAGCGAATTATTAGCGGATGAATTCTTTTCGTCTAGTGTAATTACAACTAACGTTGACTGGACAGCCTCATCTGTATTTACAAAAACATGTACCGCTGATACCACACTTACATTTTCAAATGTAAAAACAGGCATGGTAAAAACATTAGTTATTGATGGCAACTACGCATTAACTTGGCCAGCTGGAGTAAAATGGTTAAACGGAACATATAGCGGAACAGCTACAAAAAACATTATTCAGTTAATATCAACAAATGATGATACTGAAATATTTGGAACAATATCAAATTATACTGCATAATGAAAGCACGTTTAGAAAGCGGAAAGGTTGTAAAGTACAATACTATTCCAAATATATTATCGAACAGCAATAAAAGTATTACAAACGCAAATGTAGCTTCTGATGAAGTTTTAGAAGAGTTTGGTTTTTTTAATGTTGTTGTTCCAGAATATAATATAGAAACACAAGCAATAAACAATTTACACTTTAGTCCTACAGGCAATTACTTTACGTATGATGTTGTAGAAAAAGAAACAGAATAATATGGCTATTAACGAACGTCTAGTACATACCGCATCAGCATCAGCAGCAGGAACAGGTAATCAAGAAGAAGGATTGATGCTTCACTTAGATGCTAACGATGTTGACTCTTATGATGGAGATGGAGATGTTTGGTATGATATACACGATCATGAGTATACACCTGCTACAAATGTTTCAGAGCATTTTAATACTGTTTTATATACTGGAACAAGTTTAACAAATGCAATAACAGGAGTCGGGTTTTCTCCTGATTTAGTTTGGCTGAAACAACGCAATAGTGCACAGAACCACGGGCTTTTTGATACCGTAAGGGGGACAAATAATTTCATAATGTCTAACAGTACTAGTGCTGAAAACGCTCGAACCACAGATACGTTATCTTCTTTTGATGCTGACGGATTTACTTTAACGCCATATAGCAGCGATGCTTTTATAAATTATACAGGCAGAACTATGGTTGCGTGGTGTTTTAAAGCAGGTGGATTAAAAAATAAAGCTGCTGGTTTTAATGGAAGTAGTTCAAATATTGATATTTCTGGAAATCCGCTTGGAGTTAATGATTTTACTTATTCAGTTTGGTTTAACGCTGGTACTGTTTCTGTAGCTAATCAAAATATTATAACTTCTAATGCAGGTCACGTAAATTATGGTATACAAGTAACAGGTACGGGAGTGTCAATGTATGCTTTAAATTCTTCAGGAGGTGCAGAATATCTTGTATCAAACACAGGATTAGTATCTGCAGGAACTTGGTATCACATAGCTTATGTAAAAAGTTCTATTTCAGGTCATTCTTTATACTTAAACGGCAATGTTGTAGCTAGTGATTCAGCGTTTACAGGAAATTGCGCATCGGGAACTGGAAATGAAACCACAATAGGCTCAGCAAACAATAATATACAGTGGTTTAATGGTAAAATAAGTCAAGTAAGACTTTTTAACAGTGCATTAACCTCTTCACAAATAACACAATTATACAATGAAACTCCGGAAGAAAATAATGGACATTTACTTGGTTGTGTTGCTGCATTTCCATTAAACGATAATGCAAATGAAATAGACAATAACTATACTGCAACTGCATCAAATGTAACTTTTGGTTTGCCTGGTTATGCAAATAGAAACAACGAAGGAACAACTGAAAGCACTGTTAGTGCAAATAATGATTTAGGATTTAGTGTTGTTAAATATAACGGTCTTAACACAGCAGTTACAGCTGGGCACGGTTTGGAATCGCCTCCTGAAATGGTAATTTGCAAGCCATTAGCCGCAGGAGCTTGGGCTGTATGGCATAAAGATATGGCTTCTGACCTTGATAAAAATTATATACCATTAACAACAGGGGCTACAACTCCAAACGCATCAAGCTTGTGGAACTATTCTAATTGGGGGGCTACAAAAATAGGTTCATCTAATCCACTAATGTTTGGTACTAATAATGATATTATAGCCTACTGCTTTACATCTAAAAGAGGTGTAAGTAAAGTAGGTAGTTATAGAGGCACAGGTGCTTCTATGGATGTTTACACTGGATTTGAACCTGCATTTGTAATAATAAAGAATGCTAGTGCTAGTGCTTCTTGGCATATTTTTGACAATGAAAGAACACAGTCCAACCCTTCAACTGGAGCTTTATTTCCTGATGATTCACTTGCAGAAGCAGACTACAATAATGTTTTTGAATTTACATCTACTGGCTTTAGAAACTTAGTTACAAGTACATCTTTAAACACAAATGGAAGTACTTACATCTACTACGCAGTAGCTAAAGACACTAATGAAACTGAGTTAGCTGACACTGTAGGATTTAAACCTTCAATAGACCCAGAAGACCATTTCAACACCGTTACTTACACTGGTGATGCTTCTACAAGGTCGATAACTGGCGTTGGATTTCAACCAGATTTAGTCTGGATAAAAGAACGAGATGATACAGCTAATCATCACATATTTGATGTTTTAAGAGGTGGCAACAAGAAGATTTCCTCAAACACTACATCAGCAGAGGGTAGTGCATTGGATTTTACTCTTGATAGTGATGGTTTTTCTATTAACAACGCTGCCTACGGAGATTTGAACGGGTTAAATGACACCTACGTTGCTTGGTGTTTCAAAGCAGGAGGTGCAGCATCGTTGAATGAACAGGGCGATATAGATTCTCAGGTAAGTGTTAACAATGACTTAGGATTCAGTATTGCTAAATATACGGCAACTGGAGTCACTGCAACAGTAGGTCACGGATTAGATACACCACCAGAAATGATTATAGCAAAAACAACAAACCAGGCTTATAACTGGATTGTTTACCACAAAGACATAGGTGCTTCAAATTATCTGATGCTTAATACCACAAATGCCCTTGCTTCCAGTTCGGCTTTTATGAACAATACTAGTCCAACAAGTAGTGTATTTACGGCAGGTGCAGGACAAAACCTAAACTACGCAAATAATGACCAAATAGTAGCATATAATTTCACATCTAAAAGAGGAGTATCTAAAGTAGGAAGCTTTGAGGGTACAGGTGCTTCAGGTAATAAAATTTATACTGAGTTTGAACCTGCTTTTGTTATGTGGAAAAATGCTGACAATAGTGCATCTAACTCAATGTGGTTTATGTTTGATAACCAAAGAGGAGAGTCTGCTTATCTTATGGCTAACTCTAATTCTATAGAAGGAACTGACGCTTCTGTTCAATTTCATAGAGATGGATTTATTGTTCCTAATGCTGGAGCTATAAATAACAGTGGTCAAACTCACATATACTACGCAGTAGCTAAAAACACAAACAACGAACAGCCACACCTAGAACTTAACTTAGAGGCTGACTCTTATAGTGGCTCAGGTGACTGGTTAGATTCAAGTGGTAATGGAAACAACGGAACTATAACAGGTGCTACTCATAATGATGAGTTAGGAGACTTCTTTGATTTAGATGGAAGTGGAGACTATATTGATATACCTACATCAGGAGTTTTTACTGGTGATTTCACTGTAGAAATGTGGTGGAATTTTAACACATTGAGCCCTCCTAGCGGCAGTGCGTATAGAATGCTTTTAGGAGCTTCAGGTTATTCTGGTGGTAGTGGATTAGGTCATTATATTGAAAACAATAGACTTAGAACTTGGGTTAGTGTTAATGGTAGTACTAGTAATGTTTTAAATGGTTCAGGAACTGATTTAACTACAAATAAATGGCAACACGTTGTATTAACAAGAAGTGGAGGTACTTATACTCAGTACATAGACACGAATCAGGTTGGTCAAGCTTCAGGTACAACTGCATCTTTAGACGGGGCTAATTCAAGAATTGGTGGACATTATAACGTAGCATCATCACACGATATAAATGCTAAAGTTGGACAAGTAAGATTGTATGATACTGCACTAAGTCAAGCACAAATAAGACAAAACTATAACTTTACTAAGCCTAGTTATCCTAATGGGTTTGATGCTGCATTAACGAATATGAGTAGTAGTGATTTTGACCCTTCTGACGGACATTTCACTTTTAGTGCAGATAACGATAGAATGCAAACTTCTTTTCAACCTAACGTAACAGTACCTTTTACTGCCTCTGTATGGGTTAAACGTAATTCAGGCAATAGTGGATATAAAATAGTAATAGACTATACTCAAAACGCATCACCTTATAATGGCTTTGGTATTTTTCACGATGGAACAGGTGATTATGGTATGGCTATAAATGGAGGCACGGATGTTACCATAGGCTCAGAAACATCAGGGTTTGACCACTTAGTTTTTGTTTACAATGGAGGTACCAGCTGCAAAACTTATATAAATGGAGTTGGCACAACAAGAACACTTAACAATGCTATAGCTCAGCCTAATACCAGCACTAATTTCGTTGTAGGTAATAGTTACGTAAGTACGTGGTCATCATCTAGGATGGATGTAAGTGATGTTAAATTTTACGATAGAGCATTAACTGATGATGAAGTAACTGCTCAGCACGGTATAGGTTATAACGGAATAGGATAATGGGAAAGAAGAAATTTAAAGACACCAACGTTGGGAAATTTTTATTAGAAAAGATTCCCAGCGTTGTTGGAGCCATTGCAGGTGATACACCTGTAGGTTCTGTAATACAAGCTATAATCGGTGGTAGTGATATGTCACCAGAAGATAAAGAAGTTGCTCTTAAAAAATTAGATATTGAAAGAGCGGAAATTGATGGAACAACAAGAAGATGGGTTGCAGACGCTCGGTCAGGAAGCTGGCTTGCTGCTAATGTACGGCCGTTAACATTGGTATTTTTAGTAATAGCATATGTTGCTGGTTGGTATATGGGTTATCCATTAGATGACATAACGGGACTATTAACAATAGTTATCGGGGGCTATTTCGGATCACGAGGAGTCGAGAAGGTGTTCGGAAATAATAAACATAAATGATAAATACAGATTTGAAAATATACGGTTTAAATATAACGGCATTATTTGCTAGTTCAGACATGGCACACAATATTAATCCTACGTTACAAACGCTTGTGTTGGTGCTTACAATAGTTTATACTTCAATCAATATATATAAAAAATTTAAATAATATGAAATTAAAATATTTTACAGACGAAGGGGATTTTAAAGGTAACATGGATAAAATGGATCCTAAGCTTTTAGGTATGCTTGATGCTCTTAGAAAAGAGTATGGTTTTCCTATAACCATAAACTCCTCTTATAGATCACCAGAGCATCCTATAGAAGCTGCTAAAAATAAACCAGGTGAACATGCGCACGGTGCGGCTGTAGATATTAAATGCGTAGGAGGTGAGGCTACATACTTATTAGTTGCAGCAGCAATTAAATGTGGCTTTAAAAGAATAGGTATATCAAGAAAGAGTAACTTTGTGCACGTAGGCATAGGTTACCCAGGAGCGCCTAGCACTACTATTTGGACATACTAAAATAACTTAAATGAAATTAATTAGAAAGATAAGCATTGGGCAGGATTATAAAAATGAAGCAATGCACTACTCTGTAGGTCAAGAAGTTTACGGAGGTCATAAGATATGTGACATATTAGAAGAAGATGGTAATTACAAGATCTATATTCAAAAAGACGGAGCTCAGCTGCCTTGGAAACATTTCAATGCGAATATGGCTGTATCAATAGAATATAACTTAGACTACTAAATGAAATCACTATACAATTATATTATATCAACAACCAATCGATACGATAATAAAGTGTCTATCGATAACAAAGAACTTATACTAAATACAGAAATAACCGAACGTGATTATAAGTTTGTAAATAGAATTGGAACTGTAGTTAATGTTCCTATTAATATAAACACACCTATAAAACCAGGTAATGAAGTTATTATACATCACAACGTATTTAGAAGATGGTTTGATGCAAGAGGAAATGAAAGAAACTCGGGTAGCTATATAGACGAAGATAAATATATAGTTTCACAAGATCAACTCTTTGCATATAAGCAAAACAATAAGTGGCACTGCCCAAATATGTATTGTTTTGTAGAACCTTTAGAAAACGAAGACATATGGAGCACCGAGAGCGAACAAAAGCTTTTGGGAAAGCTTACATATACAAACGACTATTTGGAGTCCCTAGGGTTGTCCTATGGCGATACCGTAGGGTTTACTCCAGATTCTGAGTATGAATTTAACATAGATGATAAAAAATTATATAGAATTTTATCAACAGACATAACTATCAACTATGGACATAAAAAAGAAACGAGAACTTATTCTTAAAGCTACAGAAAATTCAATAAATGAATTAATAAAAGTTATGAATAAGAAAATGGATCCAGATGAATTAGATCCTGAAAAAGTTAAAATATCTGCTTCAGCATATAGATTAGCAATGGAAGACGCTATCACAATGTTAGATAGAGTTGAGGAGTTGTCTAATATAAAAGAAGAAGGAGAAAAAGAAAAAAGAGAATTCTTTGGTGTGGAGGGCCGCACTAATGTATAAGCAAATGCTATACACAACAACTACAGATCATTTAGATCTTAAGCACGTTAAAAAGACTAATAAAGCTAAAGCTTTTAAATATGGTTATAACGAAGATATTGATTGTGTTGTTATAAGTAAAACCGGTGTTATAGGTGAAATATATGAAGTTCAAGGATTACGAATTGCATTACCTCAAGCACCAGATAAAATTGCTGGTCAAGAATTAAATAAAGAAGAACAGGTGTTCATAAAAACACCAAAGCCTTCTTCGCTAAATAAAATTAAAACAATATATGATTTTAAAATACTTCCAGACGATTTTAAAGAACAGTACTACGATTATATCGATAATGAGTTTAGTCGTAGGTCTGATGGTTATTGGTTCATGTGCAACGGGGACCCGTGTTACATTACAGGGTCACACTATGTCTACCTCAATTGGACAAAAATTGACGTGGGATCACCGGACTTTAGGCAGGCAAACAAGATATTCTACTATTTCTGGGAGGCGTGCAAAGCTGATCCAAGAAGTTATGGAATGTGCTACCTCAAGAACAGACGGTCTGGTTTTTCCTTCATGGGAAGCTCAGAGGTTGTTAATCAAGCTACAGTATCAAGGGATTCCAGATTCGGAATTTTATCTAAATCTGGATCAGATGCAAAGAAGATGTTCACAGATAAAGTTGTACCAATATCAGCAAATTATCCGTTTTTCTTTAAGCCGATACAGGATGGAATGGAAAGACCCAAAACTGAGTTATCGTACAAAACACCGTCGCGGAGGCTCACCAGGAGTACCATTAACGAAGCCTCAACAGAAACCCAAAAAGGATTGGACACGACGATCGATTGGAAAAATACAGGGGACAACTCGTACGATGGGGAGAAACTCAGATTACTTGTTCACGACGAATCGGGAAAATGGGAGAAGCCGGACAATATACTCAACAACTGGAGGGTCACAAAAACGTGCCTCAGGCTTGGAGCAAAGGTAGTTGGTAAGTGCATGATGGGTTCTACATCTAATGCTTTAGATAAAGGCGGAGAGAACTTTAAAAAATTATACTATGACTCAAACGTTACGAAGCGAAATCGCAATGGGCAGACTGCTAGTGGACTATACGCTTTGTTCATACCTATGGAATGGAATTACGAAGGATTCATTGACAAATATGGATACCCTGTGTTTGATACTCCAGAAAGCCCGGTTGAGGGAGTCGACGGAGAACTTATCAGCTATGGAGTTATCGAGCATTGGGAGAATGAAGCAGATGGGCTTAAAGGAAACAATGATGGACTTAATGAATTTTATAGACAGTTCCCAAGATATGAAAAGCACGCATTTAGAGATGAAATAGAAAAGTCTTTATTCAATCTAAATAAAATATATGAACAAATAGATTTCAATGAAGAAATGGTTATGCAGGGTTATGTAACTCGAGGATCATTTAGTTGGAAGAACGGAGTGAAAGATTCTGAAGTAGAATTTCACCCAAATAAAACCGGTAGATTTAAGTTATCTTGGATACCACCGGTTAGTATGCAAAACAATATAATTGTTAAGAACGGAATTAAATATCCAGGTAATCAAGACTTAGGAGCTTTTGGCTGTGATAGTTATGATATATCCGGAACAACTGATGGTAGTGGTTCAAATGGTGCTTTACACGGATTAACAACATTTAATATGTTATCTGAAGTTCCATCTAGTCAATTCTTTTTAGAATATGTAGCTAGACCACAAACTGCAGAAATATTTTTTGAAGATGTTCTTATGGCAATGATATTTTATGGAATGCCAATACTAGCGGAAAACAATAAACCTAGATTATTATATCATATTAAAAGAAGAGGCTACAGAGGTTATTCAATGAATAGACCTGATAAGTCTCGTAATAAACTTTCTGTAACAGAAAAAGAATTAGGTGGTATACCTAACTCCTCAGAAGACATAAGACAAGCTCATGCAGCTGCAATTGAAAGTTATATTGAAAACCATGTTGGCATCAAAGAAGATGGCGTTTGTGGTAGAATGTACTTTCAAAGAACGCTTGAAGACTGGTCAAAGTTTGATATTAATAAGAGAACTAAGTTTGATGCGTCTATAAGTTCTGGACTAGCTATTATGGCTTGTCAAAGACATTTATACGCATCCAAAAGTACACGCGAAATTAAAAAAATAGATTTTGGGTTTTCAAAGTACAACAACGCAGGATCAAACAGTAAAATAATACAATAGAAAATGGCAGAAGCTACAGGACAAGTTACCCAATTTCCCAGCCAATCGGTTGACGACGCTACGAAGAGTAGCAAATCATACGGAATGGAAGTGGCACGAGGTATCCAAAACGAATGGTTTAGAAAAAACTCTGGATCGGGTAGGTTCACTCAGAATCAACGTGATTTTCACAAGTTAAGATTATATGCAAGAGGTGAGCAATCAACTCAAAAATATAAGGATGAGTTTTCAATTAACGGAGATTTGTCATACCTTAATTTAGACTGGAAACCAGTTCCAATTATACCTAAGTTTGTAGATATAGTTGTAAACGGAATGCAAGATAGGCTATTTAAAATAAAAGCTTTTGCTCAAGACCCTACTTCTACTAAAGAAAGAACAAGTTTTGTTGAAGCAATGCTTGAAGATATGAACACCCAAGAGTTAATTGAGCAAATAGATGAAAAGCTCGGTGTTAATGTTAGAAATTTTAAGAAAAGCGATTTACCTAGCAATACAGAGGAGTTAGAACTCCATATGCAAATAGGATATAAGCAGTCTATAGAAATTGCTCATGAGCAAGCTATTGACAACGTCTTTAAGCATAACGATTATCCTGAGCTTAAAAAGAGATTAGATTACGATCAAACTGTTTTAGGAATAGCAGCAGCTAAACATTCTTTTAATAATACAGATGGTATAAAATTAGATTACGTTGATCCAGCTAATTTAGTTTATTCTTATACTGACGATCCTAACTTTGAAGATGTTTATTATTTTGGAGAAGTTAAACAGATTAAAAGCAATGAGCTTAAAAAACAATTTCCAGGATTATCTGAAGAAGAGTTTGAAGATGCGGTAAAAAAATCAAGTAATTATAATAATTACGATTATACTACTAATGATAGTGCTGATAGCTCAGACTCTAACACATTAACTGTATTATATTTTAATTGGAAAACTTGGGAAAAAAGTGTTTATAAAATAAAAGAAACATCTACCGGAGCAAAAAAAGCTATTAAAAAAGATGATACATTTGATCCTCCAAAAGATCAAAGAGCTAGATTTGAAAAAGTTGCTCAATCTCGAGAAGTAGTATATGAAGGAGTTATGGTTCTTGGTGCTAATAAACTATTAAAATGGGAAAAAGCATCTAATATGGTTCGTCCAGATTCTAACTTTAATAAAGTTATGATGAACTATTCAGTAAGCGCTCCTAGACTATATAAAGGTAAGATAGAAAGTTTAGTTAGTAGAATGGTAACATATGCTGATTTAATACAGCTTACACATTTAAAGTTACAACAAACAATTCAAAGAATGACACCATCAGGTGTTTATTTAGACGCTGATGGTTTAGCTGAAATTGATCTAGGTAATGGAACTAACTATAACCCACAAGAAGCGCTTAATATGTACTTCCAAACGGGTTCTGTTATAGGTAGATCTATGACTGTTGATGGCGATATGAACCCTGGAAAAGTTCCTATTCAAGAACTGCCTGGCGGTGGTGGTCAACAAACGCAATTACTAATACAAGCATATAATTATTATTTACAAATGATGCGTGATGTTACAGGGCTTAATGAAGCTCGTGACGGAAGTGATCCAGATCCATACGCTTTAGTAGGTGTTCAAAAACTAGCAGCGGCTAATTCTAATACAGCAACAAGACATATATTACATAGTTCTTTATATATAAC